GCGGAGCTGGCCCGGCCGCTGCTGGAAGGCTCCGGGCACACGGTGGAGCTGTCCAACGGCGCTGGCGTGGTGGACGCGGGCCTGGTGGTCCGCCAGATCCTCCAGGCGTTCGGCCAGGTCACCCGTGACCTGGGCCTGGACTCCCCGGTGGAGCTGGGCACCGCGATGGACGAGCCGGACACCACCCGGCACGCCGAGCAGAAGCGGGCCGATTTCGTGTCCGACTTCCGGCAGTACGTCGGGATCTAGCCGATGCCGCAGACGACCACCCCCTACCTGGTCATTAACACGGTCAGGATCGGCCCGCTGGAGTACCGGAAGGGTGTCATCGCGCACCTGACCGCTACCCAGGTCACGGCAGTGGGCGCGTCGAATCTGCGGACGGTCAACAACCCCCTGGCGTCCAACGGGGCGCACGCAGCCAGCGAGACCCACGACACGCTGGGCGAGGCGTCCGGCGTCAGCAACACCACGTGAGAAGGGACCTGTAAACCATGTCGGCTTCCCTGCCGCACTACAAGTCGGGGCCTGCCAGCAAGCAGGTCGCCACGCTCATCTACGGCGGCCAGCTTGTCATGCCCAACACGGCGACCGCCGGTACCACTGACCTCACGGTCAAGCTGGCCACGGCTGCGGCCACCACCTGCCTGGGCGTCGCGGGCAACGACGGCAACGTGCTCTCGGCGCAGACGGGCTCGCCCAACAGCTACGGCCAGCCGCTGATCGACATCAGCGTGCTGACCGACTACATCTCTGTCATCTACGGCGGATACGACACCTGGGCCTGGTACTCCGCCCAGGTGCTGGAGGGCCAGAAGCTGCTGTGCGCAGCGGGCGGCACCGTAGGCCCGGCTGGCGCGGGACCGGCTGCCGACCAGGTGGTCGGCATCTGCACCCACCCTGGCGGCGTGGCGTCCGCCATGCTCACCCAGGCCATCGGCGGACAAGGCGCAGCGACCTTTTTCTTCGGCCGCATGCGGGTCTTCTAACAAGAGAAGCGAGGGAGTGACCAATGCCCACGGGCGCACGGGGTTACTCGGATGGTCCGAGAGTAACCGTCAATGAGCTGCTGAAGGACCCCTTGGTCATCCCAGCTCTCATCCTGGACATCACGCAGAACGAGTTCATCATGGACTCGGTGCTGCGCATGGGCGGGGCAGCGCCTAGCGGTGCCGTCCGGTACTCGGAGAGCACGCCGCTGTACGCGGACGACTTCCCCGAGATCCGGTCGGAGTTCGCTGAGGTGCCCGTCGTGCCGACGTCTATCGGCAACCCGCGAGTCGTGTTCAGCCACGAGCGCGCGATGGCCATCATGGTGTCGGACGAGATGCGCCGCCGCCAGGCCCTTGACCCGGTGACGCGCCAGCTTCTCCAGGTCAAGAACACGATGGTCTACTCGTGGAACACGGCCTTCTACTCGGCTGTCGTCGCCAACGCCTCCATCCAGACCCTGGCGGTCTCCAACCCGTGGTCGAGCGCGAGCGCGACCACGAGGTCGGACCTGGCCCAGGCGTGCTACCTGGTGGAGAACGCCAACATCGTGTCGCCCTCGGGCGTCACGCAGTGGCTGGGGTTCGAGGCCGACACGCTGATCATCAACCACGGCACCAAGAACACGCTGCTCCAGAGCAGCACGTTCGCCGCGCCGTACATCGGTGACATCGCGTCGGAGAACCTCCAGTACACGGGCGTGCTGCCGCAGAAGATCTTCAACCTGGACGTCCTGGTCTCGCGCCAGGTGCCGCCGGGCAACGCGATCGTCATGCAGCGCCAGCGCGCCGGGTTCTACGCCGACGAGCTGCCGTTCTTCGCAGGCCCGCTGTACCGCGACGAGCCGCGCAAGACCTGGCGCTCTGACACCCAGCGGGCATCCGCCATCGGCCTTGACCAGCCGCTGGCCGTCTGCCTGCTGTCCGGGGTGTGAGCATGGCTGACACCCTGGAGAGGGCCCTCCCCGGCCTGTCCGAGACCGAGGCGAAGCAGTTCGAGAAGCTGCGCGCCAAGGCCAACGCGGCGGCCGGGGTGCACGCGGCGGAGATCCGCGTCGGTGAGGCGTACATCGCGCTCACCAACCTGTCCGTGCCCCGGCGCGGGCCGGTCCCGAAGGACGAGGTGCGGCAGTCTGACCTGGTGCCTGCCGGGGAGACGGTGTGGCTGACCGACGAGGAAGCCGCGACGTTCCTCCGGCACGACGGCAAGGACGGGCGGCGGATCCCGGTGATCCGCAAGTTGCACGGCCCTGACTCCAGCGCCGAGCCGAACGCCGGGCGGATCCACCCGAGCTACCTGTCCGGCCCGGTCTTCCGGCCGTCAGCGCCGCCCCCTGGCACTGACCTGCCTCGCCCGGACCTGCCCGACAGCTCGCGGATCATCAGCTCCGGCCCGCCGGTACCCGAGGGCCTGCCCCCGCAGGTGCTGGGGAGCATGCCCCCGGCGCAGGACGCGGTAGACATCGTGCCCGGCACCGGCCAGCTCGCCCGCGACGCGATCACGGCCGGGGCAAACCCGGAGCTGGTAGCGGCGGCCAAGGCGCAGGCCGGGATGGACCTGCCTGCCGGGCCCGCGCGGCGCGGCACGCCGAACGACGGCCGGAGGTAACAGGACATGACCTGGATCGGCACTGGCACGGACGTACCGGTCAACGCATTCGTGCGCTGCCCGCGCTGCCGCGTGACCAGGATGATGGTCGGCCAGGCTGATGACCTGTTCTTTGTCTGCGGCGGCTGCGAGTGGCCGATGCTGATGACCGCAGGCGGCAGCCCGCTGACCACCAACGCGCTGCTGACGCTCGGGGCGACGGCGCTGCCGTTCGCCTCCGGCGGCACGCAGTTCACGGCGGGCCAGCTCCTGTACATCAACGACGCCGCGCTGTCGGAGACGGTGATGGCGGTCGCGCCGATCACCGGCACCTCGGTCGGCTGCACGCCGACAGCCAACGCTCACGCCACGGCCAAGGCCATCTCGGTGGCCGTGGCCGCCCCGGCGCTGCCGAACCAGGAAGCCAACCCGAACACGACGAACTAGGAGGCCCGGATGGCGCTCAACCGCTACGTCGTGACGTCAGCCGTCATCCTGGCCGCTGACGCCCTGACGGCGGGAACCGGCAACTGGGGCAACGCGACCGGCACCGACGCCGCAGGGGCCTACGACACCTGCGGGCCGCAGACGATCCCGGCCGGGACGGTCATCATCGCTGACCCGGCTGGCAAGCTGTTCACCGCCATCGGCAGCGGCAACCTGCGCGCGTTCGTGCAGGGCCAGGACGACGTTGGCCACGCGGCCATCAGCAACTAGGAGGACCAGTGGCAGTCACCGCACCCGCCGTCCCGGCCACCGGGGTAGCGGCGCTCAACCCGACCGGCGACAACGTGAACGTCACGCTGAACGGCACCGGCACGACAACCGGCCTGATCGTCACGCAGCCGAACCCTCCGGCGGTCAACACGCCCGCCGTCCCGGCCAGCCCGGCGGTCATCACCAACACCAACGCCTTCCCGGTGTCTGTCTCGGTCACGGGCGGCACGGTCACGGTGATCGCGGTCAATGGCAGCACGGTCTACACCGCCACCGGCAACACCGTCGTGGTCCCGGCCGGCGGCACGCTCGGGCTGACCTACTCGGTCGTGCCTACCATCGCTTTCACGGCGGTAGCAGGCGGCGTGTCCGGCAACCCGGTCTCGAACACGTACAGCATCGACGTCCCGCCGGGCTGCTCGATCATCCCGATCTACTCGGTGGCCCCTGGCTGGGTCTGGACGAACCCCGATGACCTGGGCTACACGCCCGGTTACTACGCGCCTAACCTCCAGGCGGAGGCGGCGGGCTGGAACCCGTACACCGCGCTGCCCTACGCGCAGCACGCGGCGCTCGGCGTCTCCGGGCTCGCCACGGGGGTGAGCAACTAGGCCATGAGCGCGCCGCAGCCGTACGTCGTACAGGCCGCCACCTGGGTTACCTGGGGCGGCGAAAAGTACTTCATCGGCCCGCGAACGCTCGTGCAGCTCGTACCAGGAAGCGCCTTGTACGCCGCCTACGGAGGCGACGCCAACCTCCAGCCGCTCTCTCCGGCACAGCAGGGCGACGATGCAGATCACGCAGAGACAGGAAACTGACATGGCAGCTAACCCGGTAGTCGTCACCACGGACTGCTCGATGACATGGGACGGCGTGAAGACGCGGCTCAACCGTGGCCAGGTCATCGACATGGCCACTGCGCAGGGCACCGCCACCACGAACGTCCCGCCTGGCACCGCGAGCAACCCGGCTAACCTCTCCACCCGCGTGGTAGCCCTGTCCGCCCAGCAGCAGGTGCCCGGCAGCTCGGACTCGCTGGGCCAGTTCGGCACCTTGTCCAGCGCCACGGCGGGCGGCGGCACGGACCCGTACAACGCGGGCCAGGCAGGCTGACATGGCACCCGTCGCACCCGGCCCGGTTCCGCGCACCACGCACGCCTGGTGGATGCTGTTGTTCTCCGGTGTGCTGTTCATCATCGCCGCCTTCGCGGCCAGCGGCGACAGTCTGCTGGACGCCAGCCCGTGGACGTGGGGCTTCGCCGCGTTCGCGGCCTTCGTGCTCGCGTGGGTGGTGCCGTAGGCCGTGCCGACGCTGTATGCCACCGTGACCGACCTAAAGGACGTGCTGTCAGGCACGGACGGCGGGGTCGGCTCCCCGGCTGAGCTGAGCACCAACCAGCTCACCCTGGCGCTTCAGGCTGCCAGCAGCCGGGTCTCGGTGTACTTCGGCACGATCATGGACGGCTCCAACCCGCAGGCGCAGCCGCCGGACATCTTCCATGACCTGACGCTCGACCTCGCGATGTTCTTCGCCTGGCGGACGTACCTCAAGGGCAAGGCGATGCCCGTCGATCACCCGGCGTACCTCGCCTACCAGAACGCCGACGCGATCCTCCAGGACGCGCGCAACGGCAAGATCCGCCTGGACCCGGCAGCGGCGGGCGGCGTGGACCAGGAGATCGGCCTCGTCATCAACCGCATCCCGCGCATCTTCACCGGGGACAACTCCAACACCCGCGTCGATGTGCTGACCGGTGCGCTGGAGCCGGACACGCCGATAGGCCAGTGGACCCCGCGCGGCGACAGCGTGTTCGATGCCGGGGCGGTGTACCAGGGATGACCAGCACCTTCGCAGAGCGCATCGGCCACCTCCGGCACATGAACGGCGACGGCGGGCGGATCACCGCGTCCGTGACCGTGGATCAGGTGTACGCGCACTACCAGCATGAGCACCTGGACTTCCGCCACCCGCGCGGCGGCACCGCCAAGTACCTGGAGGGCCCGCTGTACGACGGGTACCGGGACTACCTGGCCGACTACGCCAGGGGCGTGCTGGACGACGGCGGGCACCGCGCGATGGAGCACAGCGCCGAGCACCTGTCCGACAAGGTGGAGCTGACCGCGCCGCGCGAGTGGGGTGACCTGCGCAAGTCCGGGCACCCGCAGGTGACCGACGACGAGCGGATCATCTACGACCGGCCGCCCAAGGTGGCGCGGCTGACCGAGGCCGAGCTGAAGATCAAGAGCCGGGCGATCCTCCGCCAGCGGCTGGCGGCGGGCCTGACGGTCTACTTCACGCGCCACGGCAAGGTCTTCGTCATCCCTGGCAAGAACGAGCCGCACGGTCTGAGGGGGCGGCTGTGACGTTCCCGCTCCCCGCGCCGACGATCTCCAAGACCCAGCTCGTCATCGACTGGATCACCTCGCTCGGGTGGAACGTCACCCAGGAGTCGGGCTGGCCGCTGTTCCCCGGCCCGGAGATCATCATCAGCCCTGACCGGGCGGTGTTCATCACGCCGACGCCGGGCCCTGGCTGGATCACCGAGGAAGGCGCGATGGACGTCTGGGGATTCCAGGCGCGGCTGCGCGGGCCCTCGGATGACCCGCTGACCCCTGACCTGAAGATCCAGCAGCTTGACGTGCTGATCCTCAACGCGCCCAAGCCGGTGACGGTGGACGGCGTGCTCATCGCGATGGTGACCCGCTCGGGCGCATCGCCGTCCCCGCTCCCGCTCGACCCGGCCGACCGGCGTTTCGAGTACGTCTGCACCTACCTGATCACCACCGGAGGCGAATGACATGGCCGGATGGGTCACGCTCAACCCCGTCAGTTTCAACTCGGGAATCGGCACGCCGAACCCGTCAGCCGTCCCTGCCACGGTCTTCGGCTATGACACCGGCAGCCCTGGCGGCACGTTCACCGCGTGGGGCGCGAACAACGCGATCCTGATCCCCAACAACGGCCAGGTCGTCCTCATGTACTGGGCGGGCTCGACCACGGCCCCCGGCGTCACGGACGTCCTGGTGGGCCAGGCGGTCGGCACGACAGCCGCGAACCTGCCAGCGGCCACCGTGACCACCACGATCGCCACCAGCGCGTACGGCTGGCTGGGCCCGTGGAACCCGTCCACGTACAACATCGTCAACATCGGCGCGAACTTCGGTGCCGTGGCAGGCACGCCCGGCGCGCTCCCCGCAGCCGCGCAGGGGTGCGTGGCCATCGCCTTCACGACCATCACGCAGCTCGCGGTGCGCGTGATGCAGATCCTCCCGGCATAGCAGCGCGCCTGACCGCACCCAGAACAGCACCGTGAGAGGATGACCGACATGGCAGACGAGCAGGCAGGCAGCCAGGCAGCGCAGGCAGCGGACGTGATCAGGCCGCCGTCCACGGCGGATCAGACTCGCCCGGCTCCGGCACCTGCCGATGACAGCCCGGAGGGCCGGGTTGCCGCAGCCCGCGCCGCACTGGCCGAGGCCGAGGCGGCGCTGCCGAGGCAGCCGGGCACGGTCAACGTCAAGGTCGAGCCGCCGCACTCCGAATTCCACTTCGGCGGGATCTCGCTGTACGGGGACTACACGCCGGTCAGCGAGTCGATGCTGTCGCATGTCCAGCAGGCCGCAGACGCGGCCGGCGTGAAGCTGACAACCGAGTAGGAGATCCAGGGCCATGCCTTCTCTGCCGTACACGCCGCCGGCCTACACCACGACCAACGTGCTGTTCGGCGTCGGCATCATGTTCACCTCGCCTAACCCCTCGCTGGGCGTGGGCGCTACCGTCCCGTCCGATGCGAACCTGGGCGTCGGGTCGGCCTGGACCGGGCTGGGCTGGAGCTACGTCGGTGCCACCGAGGCCGGTGTCACCCTGACGTTCAACCCGACCACCCAGGACATCAACATTGAGGAACAGCCGACCCCGGTCGGCGTCGCTGTCAGCACCGCGAACCTCCAGCTCACGGCCAACCTGTCCGAGGAAACCCTGGCGCACATCAACCTGGCCTGGGGCAACGGCGGGTCCACGGCGGTCACGTCCGCCGGAGCCGGCCAGCCGGGCAAGTCGGTGCTGACGCTCTCCACCGTCTTCCAGACCCTCTCGGTCGCGCTCGTCGGCCAGAACCAGCTCGGGTTCGCCCGCGTGCTGTACATCCCGGTGGTCGTGTCCGCCGGGCAGGTGCAGACCGCGTTCCGCCGCGCCGCGCAGCAGAGGCTCTACCCCGTCACCCTCTCCGCCATCTGCCCGTTCAACGCCATCACCTGGACGGACCTGACGGCGGTCGCCACCTCGTAAGGGAGTCACATGGCTGGCTTTGACTCTGGGACGGTAGTCGAACCGCTCGACTACACGTTCGAGGCACACATCAAGGGCTGCAAGGGCACCATCCCCGAGCCGACAGACCAGCAGCTCGCGGACTACCTGGCCGGGCTCAAGAAACTGGTCAAGGAATACCAGGGACAGCTCCCTGACGGCCTGGTCCAGGGCACTGCCGACGTCAACGACCTGATGAGCGCCGTGGACGAGCTGGAGCCGGACATCATCGTCAAGTTCCATGACGGGATCGCCGGGCTGTTCGCCGGGCTGTGCTCTGGCAACCCGGACAAGGCCACCATCCTCAAGCTGCCCATCCGCATCCGGTCGATCTTCTACGCCTGGCTCCAGCAAGAGGTGATGTCCCCGGAAGCCGCACCCGGCGGTGGGAACGCGCAGGGCGTGACGACGCTACGCGCAGCCGCCGGGTAATCCTCTACGCCGCCCGCCGCTGGCTCTACTTCGGGAAGGACGAATGGGACGCCCTGTCATGGGACCTCCAGCAGACGTACCTGGACGGGCTCAGCAGCGAGGAAGGCATCCCGTTCGGGCTCCAGGAAGACGCCGGGACCGCGTTCCGTGACGGGGTGCCGGGGATGGACGGGCCGGTGATCAGGGAAAACGTGGACACCGGTGCCGATGTGATCGACCTGCGGGCCATGATCGCGGAGCTGGACGCCAACCCGGAGGCGAGACGCAGGCACTAGGAAGGCGGTGAGCAGTGTTCGACGCAGGAGCGATCGAGGCGCGTCTCACCGTTGACCGCAGCCAGTTCAACAAGGAGCTGGCCGGTGCCGAGGCCGACGTCAAGGCGTTCGAGAACCGCAGGCACCAGGTCAAGATCACGGCGGTCTTTGACGACACAAGCACGTCCAAGGCCCGCCAGGGGTTCGCGCAGCTAGACAACGCGATCTCCAAGGACGCGATGAACCGGCTGCGCAGCAGCCCGAACGGCTCGGTCCTCGGGGCGCTCAACGCGCTGTTCTCCCCGCACCCGGTGACCGGGGCACCGTCCCCGCAGCAGTCGGCCCAGCAGGGCCTGCTCGGCAAGATCATCTCGGCCCCCGCCGCCGGGTCAGCGCCGGGCGGCGGCTCGCGCAGCGGTCCCACCAACGGCACCATCCTCAATACCGTAGCCAGCGCGGCCAGCCCTGGCGGGACTACGACCACCACCACTACCAGGGTCAGCTCGGTAGGGGCACCGAAGATCCCCAGCGGCGGCGGCGGCAGTAGCGGCGGCGGCGGCAGTAACAACGGCGGGTTCTTCGGCAACCTGGCGAAAGGCATCGGGCCAGGCATCCTCGGGCTGGGCGTCAAGACCACCGGCATACTCGGGCTCGGCGGCGCGGCACTAGGCGGCCTGGGCCCTATCCTGGCCGGGGCCGGGGTGCTCGGGCTGGGCGCGGCCGGGGCCGGGGTGCTCGCCCTGGCCGGCAAGCAGCTCATCGGCACCAAGAACGTGCAGGGCCAGGCACCGACGCAGGGCCCGCTGTTCGCACAGGGACAGGCGGCCGGAACGGCACTCAAGGCCGGGCTGCTGTCCGCAGAATCCGGGCTGATCGGCCCGCTGAGCGCGGCGCTCAAGGGGGTGCCTGCCCTGGTAGCCGGGGTTGTCCCGGCACTGCGCACCCTGTTCAGCGGCGCGGCGACGCTGATCGTCCCGCTGGAGAAGTCGCTCAGCGACCTGGCCAAGCAGATCCTGCCCGCACTGGGCAACGCCTTCCGGGTCGTTGCCCCGCTGCTGCGCCCGCTGCTGGACGGCCTGGGCTCGCTGGTAGCCAACATCCTGCCTGGCGTGGTGGCGCTGCTCAAGGTGGCGGGCCCGGCTATTAACGTGTTCGCCCAGGTGCTGGGCACCCTGGGCAAGGACATCGGCGGCGTCTTCGCCGCGTTCGCGCCGGTCATTAACCAGAGCGCGGTGCTGTTCAAGGCGATATTCGACATACTCGGGGCGCTGCTGCCTATCGTCGCCAAGCTGGCCGCCATCTTCGCGGCAGCACTGGCCCCGGTCTTTGTCCAGTTCGCGTCGGTGGTCAAGGCGCTGCTGCCGTTCCTGACGGTCATCGGCAAGGTGCTCGCCAGCCTGGCAGGCGCGGTGCTCGGGGACCTGGTAGCAGCCTTTGGCGCGCTGGCCCAGCTCCTGACCGCCATCGCGCCTTCCCTGGCCCAGTTCGCCCAGGTCATCTCCAGGGTGTTCACCGTGCTGGAGAACACGGGCGTGTTCGCGATCCTGGGCGACGCGCTGGAGGGCCTGGTCAAGCCCCTGGCTACCCTGATCAATGCATTCCTGCGCGGCCTGATGCCTGT